TTATAATAGGGAACTTTGTATTTTTTACCATTTATAGTGACATTCATAAATCCCACAGGATTTGATGGCAAAGTTGCCGAGCCTGCCGTAGCAGAAGTGGCAGAAGTAAAGTTCAGCAAATTTAAAAAGAATTGTTGCCAAGCACGAGTCGGTCTTTTAGTAGTTCCATCCAAAAACTCGCTTTGTGGATAAGGGTTGTTTTGCGAGGTAGACCATAATCCGTTTGACATTAGTTCTCTCCTACAGAGGCTTTTAGGTTTGCAGACACAATAACCGCTTTCACAGGGTCAGTAATCACCACTTCATATACTCGGTCACGAGCTGTACCTAATCTTCGCCAAATAGCACGATTCTTGTATTTACCCTGTTGACCTATTGGAATCCAATATTCCCTGCTCCAAGTAGAGCCACCATCATTAGACCAACGCAACATAGCCATAGGGTTGGTATATGTAGTGGTTTGGTCTACATTAGTTGCGCTTCCAATAACAATCGTTGCTAATGGTGGAATAGCGACTGTTTGTGTAGCTCCAATGATATAAGGGTCGCTTACATAAATATTAGTGTTGGTAAAAGTACCGCCTATGCCTACACCTGGCTGAAATTGAAGTTGCAATTCATTAAAAAACTCTCTTTGCAAATCTTCAACTAAATGAGGGCATCTACGTAATCTGCGGATTTCATCGCCATCATCAGTATAGTTATTAGGGTCTAGCTCGTAAATCTTGCCATTTTGCCAATCACCTACCAAAACCATGCCTTGAAACAAAGCTAGGCAGTTGCCACGATGACGATGGTAAACGTTATTAGAATCAACCCAAAGCCATTTATGCCACATACCGCTAGTATTGTCATAGGCCCAAGTTAAATCTAGTGTAGGGAACGATACAACGTAAACTTCATGGCCTTCTAACTGATAAGTCCAAGCTACTGCATCGCCTACATATTGATTAACCAAAGTATTCTCTACGGCATGGGTAGAGATACGAGTAGGGGTATACCCTTGCATCATCATAATTTGGGCTTGACCACGAATATTACGGCTGACATACGCAAAAGAATTACCAACACGAGCTACTGAGAATTTAGCTACGATGCCATGTTGAGTAGAAGTGCCAGGAATCCTTTGAAATGGAAACGGAAATGTTCCTACGTCAGTCCATACTTCGCTTGAGTTTTCGCCTAATAGATATATTTCACGATGGTCTACGATTAAAGATACAAGATTATCTGGTGAGCCATCTTTAGAAGCAAAGCTTAAAGGCTGAGTAATAGGGCTTAGGGCATCAGAAGCAGCAAATAATTGCGTATTTGGGTCGTTATAAACAAAGTAGTTATCTACAGTATCTACAACATCAGCTCCGGTAAAAGCACCATCTGTATTAGGAATAACAGTAAAGTTCAAGGCATACATTTGCTCAGAGCTAATCGTATATGCCTTGTTAATATAGTATTGAGAGCCAGCAGTCACAATTTGGGTAATGATTGTGCCATCAGAAACGCTAGTTCCGACAATAGTTTGACCTAAATATAGCGTTACAGAAGGACTTACTGTTAGTTGATGATAAGTAATACCGCTTACCACTACATCAGCGATTGCGCCTTGAAATGGAATGGTTGCAGAAGCATACATCTGCGTAGAAGGTACAGCTTGGCTTTTATTTAATGTCCAAGTAGTTCCTGAACCTGACAAAATAACAGTTTCATTGCTTAAACCAATACCATATAAGGCTTGACCAATAGCCAATGTACCTGAATAAGTACGACTTACAGTTAATGTAGTTCCTGAAATAGATGCTTGAATGGTCGCTGATGGAGGATTATTAATGCGCCATGTATAGCGATAAGCCCCATCGACAATATAGACGTTTACTCCGTTATCGGTAATGCCGACATGACCTGTGCTGGTATTTAACTGCCCAATAATTGTAGGAGTTAGATTAGAGGATAAAACATAGACATAAGGGCCACAGACCGCTACTAATTGGTTGCCACCGCTAACAGTACGCATTCCACGCACTTCTTGGGTATTAGGCAATACGACTTGAGTAGTTAGTCCTGGGGTTGGATAAAGGGCAACAATACCCCTTTGACCTGGCAGCTTTAAAGGGTCAATCTCAGGTCGAAAATTAATGCACTCTTGTCCGTCTTGGTAGATACTTGGTGCTTCATAAGAAGGGCCTACAAAGCCAAAATCCATAAATTACTCGCTTTCCTTGTATGAATCACCACGCAACAAGGTTTTCATGCTTGCACGACTTAAATTAAATTTTTCCATTAATTGTGGAATAGTCATACTAGTTTTCCTAAGCAAACGAGCTTCTCTAGCTTGTTCCATTGTAAGTTTGCAACGAGGGCCTTTGCCACCACTAAAGTCTGGGCTACGACCTTTTTCAGCTTTATCTGCCATATTATCAGCATGATTGCCAACCCATAAATGCTTTGGATTGCAACAAGAAGGATTATCGCAAGTATGTAAAAGAAAGCCTGTTTCATTTTGTGAAGTTGGAGCATTAAGACTAATTGTGTTTGGATAAACAAGCGAATAGATGACTCTATGGGCATAGTAGCCTTTGTCATTAATCCAAGTCCTTCCATATCCATCATGATTCCTAAAGCCTTTCCATTCCCAACATTCATCTTCACCACGCTTATCAACTTTGCTCCAAAGAACTTCAGGAGTGTTTGCTGGTCTGCCTGGCTCTCCTACTTCTCTACCAATTTTTCTTGCATAAGCTTCGTTGTCTTTAAATCTTTTTATTGCTTTGTTTACTTCTAATTTTTCTGCTTTTAATTCTGCTAGTGTTTTCATGATAAGACTCCTTTGTAAGAATCTTTATTATATCACACTAGCGGACAAACCCTCTACCTGAAGAAACCCCCACTCAGTATCCAACCTGCGTCCTTCGCCCTACCTACCAACATAGAATCAGGATAACCTGCAGCAGCTATTGGCATCATGTTATTGCGTTTAATAGTTGATTTAGCTTGTGCAGCGTAAGCTGAAATCATGCTGATTTGCGTTTGTGAAGCCTTGCCATACATAGGCATTAGTCGTTCAGCTAAGTTCCATCTAAGAGCCATTGAATAGCCTTGTGGCAGCACTATGTTGTCATTAAGACTTGTATAGTTGCTAAAGATAGTAGATGAGAACATATGCATCTCACCTTGACTAGGATTTGGCCATACAAATAGGTTACCTGAAATAGCATTAGGGTTGTAATAAAGAGCTTTAGGCCAAGGGCCATTCAAAGTCTTTAATCCAATTTGGTTGTAGTTTTCTAATGCTAAAACCGCTACTTGATAATCTAAACCACCATTAGGAACAGCTTGACCATTAGACTGAGTGTTTACCCTTACATACGCTTGGTCAATAAATAATGGCTTTTGGTAGTAAGCAGTTAGGGTTTCAGAACTAATAGCGTTGGTGTAGTTAATATTTAGCTGGTAAGTTCCAGTTTCATTAACCTGACCGCCAGCACCAGTTAAAAACTGCACAATTTGAGTGCCAGCTATGATGCCTGTACCACTTAAAGTTTGCCCTTGAGCAATAGCACCGCTAGTTAAGCTAGTAACAGTTAGAATATTGCCTGAAATAGAGCCTGTAAAGACTGCACCGATAAAGTTTGCAGTAGAAGGGTTAGGGCCAATCGTATATTGAACTTGTCCTGGAATCAAAGGAAAAATGATTTCAGTAGTGTTATATACCATCATGTCCTCGTTAGACCATTGGTCTATGAGGTCATTAAGCATATCAAAGGCATCGGCAGCAGCATCAGGTGTCGGAGTCTCACCTGCTTCTAATGCGCCAATATCTTTTAGTGCTCTTGAAATAATGTCAATTGGCTGTGTCATTTTATTGTCCTGGTGTAAATACTTGAGGTTGCCAAGGAGGAGTTACTGTATCTTCTAATGCTTCTAATTGTTCTTGTAATCTAGCGGTAATATGGCATTGACCATCTTTTACTGCCTCGCTTTCTATCCAACTAGATACCATTTCTTCGGTAACTTGGTCAAAAGGCACTTTTTCAGTTGGGCAATCAAAATACCAATTACCTTCAGTTTCTACTGATTTATCGTCTTGTGTAGCTGTAACATGATAACGAGCATGAGTAATCACTCCATCTTTAGCAGAAACTTCTAGGATTTTCCAAGTAAACATTATGAAACCCAAGGTAATCCAGTTTCTTGTACAGGATTCTTTTGTGCTTCAATCTGTGCAGTCAGACTAGCTTCTACTGTATCTTGACCAAGTGACTCCTGTACCCAGCCAATGACTTCAGATTGAGTCAATTCAGCGTAAGGCTTGTAAGCCTTCTCTTCTTGTGTGTAGCTTACTGTGCCATAGGTAGAAGCGTTGTATACACCATCTGTAGCGGATACAACATAATGCGCTGTGATTACGAAACCGTCAGAAGTCTTGCGGTCTAAATTAACGATATTCCAAGTGTAAGTATTCATTTGTTTTCCAATGCAGTAAGGCGAGTGGTTAGTGATTCTATAAGGGCTTGTTGCTCTTGGACTGCTAAAACTAATGTAGCTACAATTTTTGATGGGTCTACAGCTTGTGATTTAATTTGTCCAGTATCAGAAACATCATCTTTTTTGCCAACTACAGCAGAAGGAATAACCTCTTGTAACTCATGGGCAATAAAACCTTCACCATAAGAGTCATCTTCTTTCCATTTATAGGTTACTGGTTTTAGTTTTGTAATCTTGTCTAAGCCACCCTGCATTGGAACAATGTCTTTTTTAAACCTGTAATCAGAAAGACTTGTAAATAATGTAGCCGCTGTACCTACAGCAATATACCCTACAGCAGTTCCAGCAGCATTTAAATATACTTGAATAGTTGGTACACCACCACCTGTAGCTCCCGGAGCTAATGTAACAAATCCTGCACTTGCAGAATAAAACGAAATATCTCCAGTACCATAAGCAGTACTATACGCAGTCGTAACTCCTTTTAAGAAATTACCACTAGAGTCAACCCTTACTCTTTCTGCTCCTGATGTAGCAAGGGCTACTGTATTTGTTGCAGGTAGTCCTATATAAGAACCAGTATCATTAAAATATACATAAGCAGAGCAAAACACATTACCATTTACATGAAGTTTTTGACTAGGGCTAATGGTACCAATACCTACATTTTGTGATGAATTAATATATAAAGCATTTGTACCATTTGTTGATAATCCAAGTGCATTTGTAGCAGGAAGATATAAACCATTGCCAGCAACAGATGAGCCTGTTGGAATAAATTTTGTTGCAGTATCTGTTCCTGTATTTGTAAATGAAGTTGCAGAAAGAGAAGTAAATGCGCCTGTATTAGCAGTTCCTGAACCTATTGTTCCAGGGTCGGTATAAGCAGAAGAAGCCAACATTGTGTTGGTAACTGTGCCTGTATCGCCTGTGGTGACTAAAGTTCCGTTAATCGCTGGAACGTTTAAAGAAAAGCTAGTCGAAGGATTAGGGCCAACTAAGGCTACTTGGCCGCCTGCTGTTGCTTGAAAGACTAATTGACCCATGATGTGTCCTTATGGTGCTATGTAAATAGTAGAAGCTGTTAAAGCCCCTGTTGATGGATGATATTTTAACTTGGTTGAGCTTGTTTTCATACCAGTATTGCCTGACGAAGCACTTACAAAAGTAACATAGTAATCACTATTTGTAGTTGTATCGTCTGTAATTGCTACATTTGTTGCATTTGTAGCATTAGTTACTGCGGTTGAATTAATAACGGCTACGACTTGTGCAGCAGTTGCAGCTGTAAATGCAGAAGTGCCATTTCCATAAGCTAAACCGCTTAAAGTTGCGACCCCAGTACCGCCAGCAGTAACAGGCAAAGTACCAGTTGTAAGAACAGAAGCAGATGTAGCATAAACTGCACCACCACTTGTAAATGAAGTTAATCCTGTACCGCCAACACCTGTACCTACTGTGCCAGAGCTAATATTTGAGCCATTTAAGCTTGTTAAGCTCGCACCTGAACCGCTAAAT